GGTTGCTTGATCTTTATTATAGCATCCCACAGACCGCATGGTGTAAGTATGTGCAAATTCTCCAACTGACCACTCCTTGAAACGATCCTTAACAATTTGGTCAGAGTTATAAGATATTAGCATGGGAGATGTAAAGGCATCACAATCAGAAGCAAACTGATCATGATCAAACTTCTTATGCATACCACCCTTTCTACCATAGAGATTATCTTTAATATCATATGGTGGATCTAGATATGTAAATACATTCTTCTCATCTGATAACATTCTCTCATAAGAAAGATTTGTTATTGTCCATCCTTCAATAAGCTCTGAGTATTCCACGAGTCTATCAATTCCATTGAAGGAGAAGTTGCTTTGGGATGCTTGTTCTGAGAATGACGAAGACTCAGTGAGGCCACTGAAACTACACTTATTGACAATATAGAAAGCCACAGCACGATCAAAGCTTGAGAGATCGGGTCATTTATTTCCTCCTTGGATTGATTAAATAATTTTCTTGCAGTATCTGGATCAGGATAAAGATTCTTCTTAGAGAAAATAGCATCTTGAAGATCCTGACCGTTATGTTGTAATTCGCACCAGAAATTATACAGAGGTTCGTACAGGTCATTGACCCAGATCTCTATATGAGGATATCTCTTTGTAATTTCTAGTGCTACAGACCCACCACCAAGAAAAGGTTCTCTAAACTCTTTTACCTGGGTAAGGTCTGGGAGGTACTGGAGAAGTTTTACTACTGCTCTGCTCTTCCCTCCTGGATATCTTAGTGGTGTCTTCAGTGATTTTAGTGTCTTTGGCATAATAAGGATTTGGTCTCTTTAACTCAGTCATGGGAAACTCCACTTTGCTATATTAATTTAGCATACTTTATCTAAATTCGCAACTCATCATAATCTCTGTTAAACATGCAAGCATGTTAATTTCTTGGTCAGGTACAATGGTAATATCCCTCATGTACTTTGCCATTATAAGAACTGCTTCTGGTATAGAAGATGGTTTTAATACACCATACAAACTGTCATAAATCTTACGCATTACAGAACTAGGATCATTGTCCATGTGCTGTACTACCCAAGACTTAACTGTAGTAAACTCTTTCTTTGCTAGTGCCGAAAGAAGACTATCAAGATTAACATCAGCAACATCCACGAGGATAGCACTGTCAATGGATCCATTAGCAGAATACCGTTGACACTCATTAATAAGCCTACGCCAATCAGGATAATACCTCTTAATAAGTTTCGCCAGAACCTTGTCTTCAAATTTAACATCTTCATTTTTTAATATCCATCTAAGACGATCAAAGAATTGACCTTGTAATGCTACACTCTGTCCATTCTTTACACGAAAATCAACCACTGTACACCTAGAGTGTAATGGTTCAATAATCTTATTAATAAAGTTGCAAGTAAATATAAACCTACAATTACTATGGAACTCCTCCACAGCACTTCTGAGCGAGAGTTGAACATCGTTGGTTGTGTTATCTGCCTCATCTATAATGACGACCTTGTGGGACGCTCCAGAGGTCAATGAGACCGTTGAAGCAAATGTCCTAATTCTATTCCTTACAGTATCAAGGAACCTACCCTCATCAGATCCATTGATCATAATGTAGGATGCACCAATCTCATCACATAGAGCTTTGGCAATTGTAGTCTTACCTACACCAGCAGATCCAGACAACAAAAGGTTTGGAATCTCTTGTTGAGATACAAACCCTTGAATACATTCTTGATACTGTCAGGTAGAATACAATCATCAACAATAGTAGGACGGTATCGTTCTACCCATAAAAAATCATTCTTCATCACTTTGTGTAATAATACCTTTGTCACGCATATCGTAATATCTTAAACGAATTTGATTCTTGAACCACGCAGACCTATTAGGAGCAAGGTCATACTTTACCAACTCATCAAGAATCTTCAGAAGGTCTTGCTCCTTTGGAGTAAAAGAAATCTGAACAACTCTTGTATGATGGGTCATGGTTCTAACGCAATGTAATAAGTTAAATCTAACGTAGTATTATTCCATTCCGAAATCAATGCTTTAGATACCTTAACATTATAATCACCTGGTAGCAATCTAATGTTCTCAATCTTAACATCTAAAGAATAATCACCAGTACACTCACCAACAATATCTTGCTTGTATGTATTACTAGTATCATTCTCCTTGTCAGATAAAACTAATCTAACCTTACCATCCTTAGACTGGAATGACATATCAGGAAGACTATACACAGCAGATGCTTTCTGCAATGCAATTAAATCTTCTGCTGTAAGATTAAATTGTATGTCCGAACCAGGAAAGTTTACATTCTTTTCTGGTGCTGACTTAAGGGTGATCTCAGGGTCAGAAAAATAGTACTTGACAGACCTACGAGCACCAGCAATGCGAACAAAGTCATCATTGGAGAAGTCCAATGAAGGATTGTCAAACAAAGAGATGCCAGAAAGAAACTGACTGAGATCATATATTGCGAAGTCCACAGGAAATACTTCCTCGCTAGTGAACTTGGAGAGAATATTCTCTGCGTTTGATATAGTTCTGAGGGTACTCCCCTTCCTGAAGACGATGCTAGAGTTGATCGTTGCGTAGTTCTTGAGGACATCTAATGTTGTTCTTGATAATGTTACTGTCATTTACTTGTCATAATCTACGGAAAAAGCGGTAGCTCCAGTCTGGGCAGCATTTGCTGCTGCTTGTTTGTCATTGAAGTGACAAAGCAATACAGCATAATGGATAATCTTAATGATATCCTTACGTGCTGTACCCTTCCTATCGTACCGTGAAGCATATTTCAAAATGTTAGACCTACAGAATGCCTCTGCGTCACCTACTGAATCAATCAAGTCCAATGTCTGAACATTGTTTGAGGAGTAGTGACCCCTGTAAGTTTGACTAATATAGTCTGAGACCTCTTTCAAGATCTCATTTTCATTGTACTTCATAAACCTTTTCTAGACTTGTTCTGAATAATAATCCGATCATTTGCATGATCGGGTATAAATTCTAACACATCATCATGTGGCCACATCATTTCCTCATACAAAGCGTTGAGGCGGTCCATGTCTTCCCAGAGATCATTGACATGATATGAGTCATCACCCCAATGATGTTCTTCTGGTTCTAGATCTCCGTGCATTAAATTTCTCCTTCGGTAGTTTCTTCACCAGCATCAACTTTAGTGTAAAGATCTAAGAATGATTGTTTAGTATCATCATCAAATCTGTTTACACAATTAGTGATAGCAACAAGGCGGTCACCAAATATGCTGTATGCTTGTGCAATGTGTACAAGACGACGTGTTGTGATAACCTCATCCACTCCTCCATCGAAGAATGTTTTGCGTATCACTCCTGCCCATTTTACCAGATTTTCAGCAAATGTCAATTCACATCCAACATTCTTTAGAATCTTCTGTTCAATAACTGGTGATGGATAATCTTGCTCAAAGGTAATTGGAAATCTTTCAAGGAAAGCTTCGTTAAGAACATTGGTTCCTACGAAACGTCCATCATCAGAACCCTTACCTTTTGTATTAGCAGTGGCAATGACAGTGAATCCAGCAGCAGGTTTAACATACCTTCCAGTCTTCTTAAGGAATACACCTTTACCTTCTAGTACTGATTGTAAACATAGAATCTTATTAGATGCTAAGTCGATCTCATCTAGAAGGAGTACAGCTCCCCTCTCCAAAGCCTCGACCACTGGTCCATTATGAAAAACAGTATCACCATTAACAAGACGGAAGCCACCAATAAGGTCATCTTCGTCGGTTTCAATTGTTATATTAACACGTATCAATTCTCTATTTAGATTAGCACATGCCTGTTCTACTCCTAATGTCTTACCGTTACCACTAAGACCAGTAATAAAAACAGGGTAAAACTGTCTAGAATTAATAATCTTCTTAAGAGAAGGGGCATTCCCGAAGGGTACATAATTTGAATCTTTCTCTGGAACGTAAGAAACTTTAACAGCAGGTTCAACAGCAGGTGCTTTATATGCTTTCTCAATATCTAAAGCAGTCAAGTCCCAAGTACCTCTACCCTTCTTATAGGACTTAAGGCGTTTGTTAACTGTAGGATAAGATAGTTTGAATTTTTTACCAGCAGCTCTTAAGTCAATGGTATCAACTTTGGCTTTAGGTCCATGCTTGTCCTTAAGAAAGGAAATGATTTCTTCAGTAGTAACTTCTGACTTGATTGGCATAATGACTCTTTGTTTCTATATGCTTATTATAACAGAACTAAAAAGCATATCAATGAAGTGTGGACACTTAGTTATCTGTCCATATCCTTTTCAACTGCCTTACATCAGATACTCCAAACATTGATTTACACCTCTGTTCAGCATCTTGTCTTAGATTAGATGAACAAAGAAATTCTACTTTAGTTAACCTATTAGATTCTAATAGTATATAAGCTTCCCATTTAATCGGTTTCATAATCCGCTTGCTGGTTCATCAAACAATATATTATCCATATAATTATTTACCCACTCTTCATCAAAATACTTAAGTAAAATGTTACGAGTCTTATCATTCTTTTTCTGACTTTCACAATACCAGATCTGGTCATCAAGTCTTTTCATAGTATTAACCCAGAAGGTATCTTTCTTAGCTTCCTTAATCAACTTACAATATACAACAAGATAATTTTGCACAAGACAAAAGAAGTTTGCCATATCAATATCTTCAGTCAAACGTGTGAACTTACAATATGGTGAGAATATTTCGTCACCCCATAATGGAAGTGGTCTCTTACCACTAAAATTAAAGTTGTTACTAATCTCTCGTATCTCATCCCAATTATCAAAACCATGTACAGGAGATACATCCACAATAGCAGCAGTAACTGTTTTACTATTAGCAACAATATCACATCCAAAGATGGGTATATTATAAGATGGTTCTGGAAAGAATACACAATGTAATATCTTCATATCATTAATCTCTGCCAATTCCAAATGCATCTTCCTGAGACCAGGTGCTTTGTACATTGTATTCTTAATGACTAATCCATCCTTCTCTACTTCAGGTAATGAACTTTCCAATGGTTCTACATCAGGCATATCCTGCATAGCATATGATAGCATTAATGCTATGTCTTGTACTATATCATTCTGCATAACTAAAAAAGAACTCCTTGATTAATTTTTCAGATTCTTCTTTACCAAATTGATGTGAAAGATATCCTGAGATAGGGTCTAACTTTATCATATAAGCATCAAAATCTTTATACACCGTAGTATCTTCTCCAGTTGGTTTTGCTTTATCTATCATTTCTTTATAGAGTGACAGATAGTATTTAAATGTTGGTAGGAATGTATCCACTCCATCCATCTCACAATACCTTACAAAGATATTATCAGAGAAGTGATTACCCTTCTCAAAGAAACGATAGGTCTCTGTTGTCTGAGGTAATGGTGGTACTTTCAATAGATAATTTTCTACTGGATGTTGGAAGTCAAATACTATGATGCATTTCTTCTTATTGAATCCCATCAAATCCATACCAAAGCAAGGAAGGTTATGTCCAGTCTTAGGATAGATTATATTGTTATGGATATCAACAGTACCATCCCATATATCAACGTGCCTAGACTTGATAAAATACTTACCAGAGTATAGGTCTGCAGTGAGATTTACTTCTCTTTTATTTTTCCAAGTTGTGTGATTGCTTTCAAATTTCAAATCGGGAAACGTATCAAATACTGCCTCCCGATATCCATCCCAAATGCTCATGCTATTTGCTCCACGAATTTGTTTAAGATAGTTTTGTTTGTCATCTTAGAACCCATGTGCTTTTTAAATGCACGTGTTAGTTCTGCTCTAGTTGCTTCTTCACCTTTCTGTTTTACTTCAAGGTCAGAAGTTCCTTCACCCATACCTTGACATGGTATAAAGAATGCTTCAGTATATCCTAGCAAAGTAGTTGCAGCAAATTTGTGCTTACTCCATTGCTTCTCCATTCTTTCAGACTCTTCATAATCTAGTATACGAAGAGATCTCTTAAGTTCATTCTTAGTACAGATACGAATACCTATCCAATTGAAATCAGTAATCTCTTTAAAGAAACTAACAATCTCTTTGGTTGTTAAGTACGGACTTGCTTTTAATTCACGAGTGTATCCAGTTCTAGGATCTCTTAGTACATAAACTTTTGAAGGACGTAATTGTCTTGTTCTCAATTCATTATCATAGTATTCGGAATCTAGTATAGCACATAATGGATTAGATTCACCATCAGTTAAACATACAACATTAACTTTATCAACTTTCTCAACCCTCTTCATCTGTTCTACTAATTGCCTTGAGCATAAGACTGCCTCACCAAGAGGAGTTCCACCAAGAGAATATTTTTGAACATAGTTTATCCTATGATTATTCATAGCAAAGGCTTGCATGTATACATACTGCATCGATTTTTCTAATGACTTCTTATTCTGTCTTGACGAGAAGAACTCTAGAAGTTTAAATCCACTACAGAATCCTAAAACATTTGATTCTTCTTTTACAGCAGTATGGTTATCATTATTATCCCATCCATTTTGGAATCCATATACTCTAAATGGAATTTGTGCTTTCCTACAGAACCATACTAGATTGTAAGTTTGTTTAAGAGTATCTAATAATACGTGATTCATAGAACCAGACCAATCAAGATAAAATACTAATCCATGATTCTTACCTTCTGGAACTACTGTAATCCTTTTAAAGATATCATCACTCAACTTATACTTGTATAGAGACTGAGTATCAAGCACACCAGTCTTAGATGTTGCTGCTCTCTTATACTCAGCAGCAGACTTCTTCATCTCAAATTGTTTTAGAAGATAATTAACTGACTTCTGAGCATCCTTCTTATATGATTCATAGTGCTTCTCAGCATAATAAAGACTTTCATAATAGTAATCATGGAACTGCTTATCCCTACAAGACTGCCCATATAAACCAAAGTACAAATCTTCTTGTATTTCCTTATGACCAATAACTGCTTTATCAATATCTATTTTAGGAAGGTTTAAATAAACCCACTCTCTAGCATCATCATCCACTAAAGTTTCTAATGATTCTTGCAATGCTTTATCAGTAACACTCTCAGTCTCGTTAGGAGAACCATCTTGACCACCAGTCATATCATCCTCATTCATAGCATCTTCTAATTCTTCAAGTCTATCTTCAATTGACTTTTGATTTTTAGGTC